TTTTACAAATAAAAACATAGTGATGCGCCAGCCATCTGTATGGTTCCATCCCGAGTGCGGAACTTGACCATTAAATATGATTGCCTCACCTACTTTGTTACCTGTGACCTGACCGTCAATTTCTAGTGCTAATAGACTAGGATCTTCACTGGGTATAAACACACCTACAACAATATTGTAAATTGAAGTTTCGGCATAGGGTGGAAGATCATCGCTGTCAACATGATCGGGGATAGTAGAGTTAGGTCCTATAAAATTAAATAATGCTCGTTCAACACCCTGCATGTTTTGTAGATATTCTACAACTGGTGCAAATTTGTCTTTAACAATTTCATTGATATGATCATTAGTTCCTACTTGATCATATATGTGTAAGACAAACCAATTAACATCATCTCGCTGTTCTTGATCTTTTAAATCAATAACTTGATCTCTTAACTCAAACCAAGAATTAGCATCATTGTTAAAACATTCTCTAGCAATATCAGCTAGAGTTTTAATTTTATGATGATCTTTGTATTTTGTATTTTCAATTATCATGGTACTCTAAATAAATGTGTGAATCCCTTTTGCCTAAACCATTTTTTAATATCAGCCTCTGGTATGAGGAAGTCATGTTTAAGACGATCTAACATTATTTCATTTTCGTCAACAATCTGCATAAATCTTAAAAAATTATGATCTATATCTTTTTGTATGCTTCTTTGATTTTCTCTTGCATGGTCTAGGAAATATACCGTGCCTGAAACTACAGCATCCATTCTAGCATCATAGTTATCAATGTAAGCATACCCAGGATTACTCAAATATTTATCTACTGTTTTTAAGCCACGGTCTTGAAGATAATTATATCTATCTACACTATCAGCTAGAATAATAGGATGTCTATTAACCACAGCTCTCCAAGTTTTTTCAGTAAGGAATTTACTGTCAGTGGCGGGATAGTAAACGTGACCTTCTGATATAATACTTAAACTAGTATTCCAAAATATATTTGGATCCATCCAATTTGGGTCTTTAATAAACTCTTGTTCGTTGATCGAACCTTCTGCCCAGTCTTTGCCCGTAAGCCTACTGTACTCTTTAGCATCCTTGTATAAGTTATCAACAGATTGATCACAAAAATTAATAAAATGATCGTACTCTGCATCGGAGTATCTTTTTAAATAATCTCTACACCAAGTTTTGTCTTCATCTGTCCATGGCGGAAAGAAACTCCATGCTCCTCTTGATAAAACTTTTTTATCGTATAGTTTACTTAACAGTCCTATTCTATTTGGCCTTGATGGAACTCCTGTAAGGAACAAGAATCTTCCGGCTGCAGAGTTCCATGGCAGCGTTTGATCTAATCGATCTTTATAGCTTTCCCAAACACAGCCTACACTATAATCCCAAAATAAAATTTGATAACCTAAATTTCTTTTGTTTAATTCTCTTTGATATTGTTCGCAGATTCCTGCTATAAGGTATAGTTTTTTTACACCCTTTGATCTAGCATATTGTTCTACTCTGCCCAACAGCGAATAAAAGTCTTCGTTGTTTTTATATAAGAAGCCCTCACAGAGCAATAGACCAAATATACTATCAACAGGCGCTGCACGGTCTATGTCTTTGTAAATTAATTCTTCTAGTGTAGCATAAATTTTATTTTGATCTTGCGTTTCGTCGTTAGTATACCACAGTTCAAAATTAATTAGTTCTGCTTTTTTCATTCTATATACCCTGTTATTTGTAAAGTATAACGATCTACATGTCCTAGGTTAGCAGCCATGTGCGGAGTCTTACCAGTCCAAAAGAACCAATCCCCTGCCCGCCATTTTATGTGACTGTCATTGGCAACTTCTGAAATATGTCCAGGAGACCAATCTTCTAAAAATACTATTATCCTACAAACATCTGAGATTGTAAGAGAAGGATTAGTTTTAAGAAAGTAAGCATATTGATCCGAATGATAAGGCAGTATCATTCCAGGCAACATTTTTTGTATTGCAAACAGAGGCGATCTTATCCTAAAGAAACATTTTTTAAAATATTCTTCTTTATCTAGATCGATGCCTTTGTGTATGTGTGCTATTATTGATTCGTGCTTGTATCTATCGTAATCTTGATTATCTACAAACTGAAATCCTGTAAGAGGAGCGTAATGAGCTTCGTAGGCTAAATCTCTATGCCAATTGTTAAATTGACTTAACTCTACGTTGCCCTGTATCATTCACTCCAACCTTCTTCCCAGACTTGAGGACCTTTCTTTGGTACAGCAAAATTAAGATACATTTCAACTTTTTCTAAATCATCTTTTGATTTAAGACTTACTAGCTCGTTGGCAAAATGTAATTCAACACCGTTGTCTAATGCTATTTGTAATAATTCACTGCGTCTTACTGGATCATCTGTAAGGCTGTACATACTACAGAGAACAATACCATCAGGTCTTTCTTTAATGTAGTGTTCTAATGCTGGTTGCCAATCCATGTGTTCATTTTCAAATTCGTAACTGGTATAGGCAATCTTATTCTTTTGACAGTAGGGTTCTATAATAGCACGTTGCATAGGCAAAGGAATGTCTTTGCTAAACTTACTATTCCATCCTGCGTAGGTAATAAAGCTTTTGCCTGTGTAGTCCATAGTCTGTGCAACTTCATGGTCGCCAGGCAGACGCATGAATCCGCCAGGGAGTCTACGACCCCACTCTTCACCTTCTAACAAAATACGCATGTCAAGACTTACTCTAGTATAGCCTTCTTCGTTGTTTACATTACCGTGTAGATGTTCTTGAAAGAACAAATGACTTTGTCCTGGCTTTAATGTTACTGGCCAAGCGTGTTTTAAACATTCATCTTCGAACTTCTCTAGACTCCATTTCTCTGCTAGTACACGTTTAGTAATTTCTCTGCTTATGTCGAGATCCATTATCCACATAGTATTAGTACCGCGAGCTTCTGTAAACGGAGTCCATATAGTTCTACAGCCTCGGCCATTGCCTACAAAGATACCTTGATGGAATTGCAATCTACGACCAACTTTAGCCTGCTGGGGAATAACTACTCGCAAAGTGCCTTGACGTTGAATTAAAAATCTTCTATTATCAACTCTAGATGGAACATATTCCTGTACAAACTTATCAAACAGTTCCATAAAATCTTTTCTACTGCAAGCATTCTGTACATGTTGACTCATTTTTACTATTTCTGAAGGTGTTAATACTTCGTGAATAGTTTCTAATTCTTTTACTTTAGGAGCAACTTCCTGGACAACACTCAGCGCCCAAGCAGGCCAATTATATTTTTCAAGATCGTACTCTAAAGTATTGTTGTTCCAATGCTCGTGTATCTTGCTTAACATATCCTTTCCTCTTATTAAAAATAACTTTCTAATGTTCCTTTACGTTTAACATCTAATGTCTGGCAATGGAATCCACCACTCATTGTTCTAGCCTGGCGGCAAGGTAATCCAATAGTATCAATTCCGTACTTCTTTAGTTCTTTCATCATAGGACCTTGATTCTCATCTATGATTACTAAATTTTGATTTACACTTAACATGTTCATGCCAATCCACGGACTGCAAGGAGGAATACCTCCAGGCAAGTTAGCCGGAGGAGTGACCATCATCTCAGGAGTAACCCAAATCTTATCCCAGTCTTTAAAAATTTGTGGGTAATGGTCAGGGCGAAGTCTGGCAGCGTTAAAGGCTACTAATCCTGGACGCAAAGGTATAACAGTTGAATCAAAGTGTGCAAAGAAATAGAACCCTTCTGCTAGATGTAATTTGTAACCTCTAGGCTCTAATATACTCTTAAGCCACTTGTATCCCCAAAGTGTTCCGCTGTTAGAAACTTGATACAATAGATCTCTACCTAGTCGTACAATATTAGGAGCTTCAAATACTATTTCCTTATCTAATGTAGTAGGAGATTTTAAATCTGCTGTTTGATATAGATCATCAAGCAGAATTGGTTTAGGACCGTTGATCCATTCTACGCCTTCTTCTACTTGCTGATAGAGATAATCGTAATAGGCTCGGGTTTCGTACTGTCTAGCTCGCATTGGGCTAGGAGTTTCAACAATGATATTGTCTAATGGCAATAGCAAGTCTCTAGGGCAGAATGTATACCAGCCTGTAGTAGTCCAGTCAGGACTTGAAAACTCTTTACGATGATCAACGCTGATAGGTCTATGAACTTTTACACCTAGACTTTTAAGTGTGTCTGCTAGGATTTGCAAGTCTTCATTACACTCATCAATAATACGTTGTTCGTGTGGGCCTTGAAGATGTTTTAGTTCTTCAAGACTGTATTCAGCATAGCTAAATGCCTGCACACTTTTATTCATAGTAGGCAATACAGAGTTGTCTGCTGTACCTACAATAATCTCTTCTAATTGATCCCAATCATTATGTGAACTAACTGCCATTTTTTATCCTTTGTAATTCTTCTTTAAATTCATCTGTTGTTAAATGTAAGTAACGATGTAGACCTAGTCTGTTCTTATCGCCACCTCTACTATAAGCTTTCCACTCTTCTCCACCAAGACCAAACAAAATAGTTTGACTAGGCTCAACTTCTAAAATATTACAAAACTCAATCTGTTGATTCCTGTATTTGTTTACAATGTAATCAGAGTCGTATAATTTTAAAAATTCTAATCCTAATCTTGCACCAATCCTATTAGTATAGTTACTTTTGTTATAGACAAACAATACATCGTCATCGTCTACTCTTGTAAAACGCATACCAACTCTTGCATGAGCTAGCGGAAAAATCTTACTTAACCCAAAAGTAATGTCAGTTATACATTTATAGGAAAAATCAAAATCAATTCCGTGACTTACAGAGTAGTACGCACAGTCTACTAATACAGGAACATTAAGTTCTTCACAGACTTTAAGTAAGGTATCGTGACTAACATGTTTGTTTCCAGTATCACTAAACGGTAGACTTATCACTACTGCGTCATTGGCTTCTATATCTAGATCTTCAATGAACTTCCAATTAGGCCAGCTGTTGCGCCAGGCCAATTGATGATACATATATTCTGATCTAAAACATCTAAATCTTCTAGTGTTATTTTTAATATAGAATTTGTCAAATGCTTCACTGGTGCCCTGCGAAAATACCACATGCGGGAATTCGTCTAGTGCTTTAATAGTGTGCAATTTGGATTCGGTGATCCATTTTTTATAGTAGTTACAGAAATCGTATACTACTTTTTCGTCAGCAAGTACGTCAGTTAACGATAGATTGATACTGTCCAATGTTTCCATTGTACAGGAATCTCGTAAGTAGGACGAATTGCCGAAAGGAAGTTGATATCTTGTGCTCATAGTTTACCCCGAGTATTTAGCGGGTACTTTCTATGGCAACCTCAATTTACGATTTGCATAGTACCAAGATTAGCCACTTGGTAAAAATTGTGTTCAATTATTGGCTTCATTTGATTATATAAGTTCTGCATCTGTTCGAGTGATAGTTTATCTAAATCTTCTATAAGTTTAAGAACAGCCAAAAGACGTTGTTCATGATCCTCAATTTGATCGTAGCTTTCGTCCCAAAAATCGCTAAATGTTTTAAAACCTAATTTTTGTAAGTATTCTAAACTGTGCGGGCCTGCTACTAGAATAAAAGGTCTACCAGATTTGATTGCGTTAACTGTTTTCTCTCCTACTACAGCTGATGGTCTAAAAAATTCTGATTCAGAAATTACTGAACAAAATGCTTCTGCATATTTTTCTATAGGAATATCTAGACCCATTGGACAAAAATGCAAATTATCAAACTCGTAGTTAGGTATACTGTTTCTTCCTCTGTAAACTTCTGTAATATCAAATGTAAGATCTACAACTAACGGGGAATTATTTTCAATATATTTGTTGCCTTCTTTTAATGCTTGCCAAATATCAGGATTGGTATTTTGCCATTGGGTAATATCAAAGTATGTTTCGCATTTTTCTATAGGTAAAGAATATGCCCATGAACATGAAGCATTTCTAAAACAAAGAAATGTTTGTACAATCTGTCTATAATTTGTATAACGCCATGCTAAAGAAATAAATTTTTTCTTTATTACTGTTGAACTAAAATAATTTGTCCAAGTTTCATTATACCCAAAACTATCTGTTGTCTCCCCAACTAGGGTCGGTAAGAAAAAGTTTTTTGTATAAATTTTAAATTTAGGATAATGGCGTTGAGCATATTTGCTATTGTTGTAATCAGTAACATAACAGGTTACATTGGTAAGATTATTATTATCTATAAGTGCATTAATACTGTCAAATTCAAAACATCTTAAATTATCTAAATTTTTAGGTGTACTAGGAAATTCGTAATCTATATTGTTATCTTCTATATCAAGATTAATATAAAGTTTCTTTGCTTCAGGACCTTGGTAGAATAACGAAACTTCGTAGATATAGATATCTAGTCCTTGTTGATTCAACATATTTCTAGTTTCGTCATCAAATATTAATTTTTCAAATTGAATTATATTTCCATCTACGTGAACTAGCAAAATATTTCGTTTTTCTTGATATAATGAAGTTTTAGCAAACTGTGATTCAAAATAGTCAAAGAATGTATATTCGTAAGTAAGCTCTGTTCGTTCAAAGACAGAAAGGTCTTCTAAAATTATTTTTGAAACACCGTTAAATCTTTGATATACAATACCAAAAAATTTATTGTTATGTGTAGTTAAACTGCTAGACATCTAGATATGTTACTTGAAAGCAAACTAAATTTGAAAGACCAAAGTTTCCAGCACCGTGCCACATATCGCCCTGCCATGTGTAGACGTCTCCCTTTTTCCAATGGCCAAATACATGATCGCCTAGCTGTATAGTTTGACCAAAATTCCAATCATTGATCATAATAGCCGCACGTTTAACTTTACCGTAATCAGCCATATCTATATTTTGAAACTTAACAAATGCGGAAAAACTATCGTAGTGCCACATAAGGCAGCAGCCAGGTGTTAACTTTAAGAAAGTACAATGGTGTTTTGTATGTGCAAACTTATCTGCAAAACGTTTGATATCTCCTTGTAAATTCGGAGTTATGTCCATGTAGTGTCTAGTGCATTCTTTGGTTACACCGTGTTCAATATACAGATCTTCTAACGCTATCTTTTTTTCTGTAGAAAAAACTTCCCAAGCATCGTCTTTAGGAACTTCATCAATCATGAAAGTTTCTTTCCAATTAGCTCCTAATTCGTTTTCAGTTACTGTAATATCAAAATGATATTTTTCATATTTTCCGTCACGCCAGTTAATAAAACTTTGTAATTGTTTTATATCACTCATGTTCTGTTTCCTTAAGGTGATTTATTATATACTGTTTATTATCAATATCAACAAAATTTAAATGTTCTATCATCGCATTTTTATCATCAATTGATAAATTTTTTATATCTAATCTTGGGGGATAGGTTAAAATGTTTGTAGTCCATGGATAAGAGTGTTCTTTGATCCAAGAACTTACATTAGACAAATCAAACCAATTATTAGTATGTATTGTAGTGTGTATTGAAAATTTAAAGGAATTGACAGTAAGTTGATTTAAAAAATCTTCTATACTTTTCCAATTACTACCGGATCTCACGCGGTCATTGACTTCTTTATATCCATCAACACTTACAATAAATTCTACTAATTTAAATTGTTTTAACAAGTTTATTGTATCTGCACTTAAAAGAAAAGTTCCATTAGTATTATAAGTTACTGAAACATTTTGTTTATTAACTATTTTTTGAAGGAACCTAATGTGCCTATTTGTCATTAGCGGCTCTCCTCCTAAAAATAAAACTTTGTTAACTGTTGGTGGAATTGTTTCTATCTCAGTGGTTGCTGTAATGTAAATTTTTTTTGGCTGTCCTGGATTATTCTTTTCAGCCCAAGAACTGCTAAACTCGTCAAAGCATCCGTCGCAGGTTAAATTACATATGTTGTCAAAACCTACTTCAAAGTATTCCAGTGCAACAGTATCACTTGTATACTCTGAATTAAAACGTTGACGTAGACTTTGCTTACCTAGGCTTTCTTCATAGTAGCATTTTTCGCAGCCTTTAATAGGAATCCCTTTAAAACTCATTTCTCTTAAATTTTGATACTCTGGTAAATTTAATACGTTGTTTAAATCTCCGTTAAATTTACCCACTGGTTCTTTGAAACGGCAACAGGGAAATATTCTATTATCTCCTCTTAAGTTTGTATGTTTCCAAAAAGCAGCGCAGTATGAGTTCATAGCAGATCAGATTTAGTTTTTTCGGCAGGTGCTATATGAACAAGCATTTCTTGATGATTAGCAGGACACAGTTTACATTGTTCAATACTGTTAGGTAAATTTTTTAAAAATTCATCAATTACATTTTGATCAGCCCAGGGATCTAATCCTACTGTACGATCTAGTATTTCTTTAGACGCTGGATCTATTGCAAACTGTTCTTTTAACTGTTGACCAACACCTGCTACTAAACATTTATAAAGTATACCTTCAACTAGATAGTGACATTCTTTCCATGCACATGTTTCATGTGCTTGTTCTTGATCGCTATCGTGGAAATATATTATTTTATTTTCAATCCTGTTTATAGCACTTTCTGCAAAGATCCATGAGAAATTCATAATAACTATATTTTGTCCTTGATAAGAAAAAAACAACTGATCCTGTGGCCAATTATTATTAATCATTTGACATTCGTTTTTGATATTGATTTCTTCAAAGTATTCTTTAAGGATGACATTCTCTACAACATCAATTATTTCGTTTTTCTCTCTAGAATCATGGACACTTATTTCTAATATTATTCCTGCCTTTAATAACTTTTTAATTGTGGAAGCTTTGGCTAACAGAGTATCTTTGCTTACTCCTGTAACAAGTCTAAAATCCTTGTGATCTTTCCAAATTTCTTTTAAGCCTAATGCCCAGTCTTCTACCTGGGGGTGCAATAAAGGTTCCCCGCCCATGATGCTAAATTCTTCAACATCTAATAACTCATGCCACTTGGTTGCGGCGTCTTTGTTATTTTCCCACTTAAGATGATTTTTAAACTTGTAGTTGTTAAACGTAGAACATTCTTTACAAGTTTTAGGACATACGTTTGTAATATAATATGATAAAAATTTTATTGGGTGGCGCATCGTTTTTCTTCTTGATCCTCAAAAAATTTGAGATTAGGTTCATTCGCATGTTCTTCACAGGATGTATATTTCCATCCCTGTCCTCTTGTAGTGCCCGGATGACCACACTTCTCACAGGTTATCTTACTCATAGCCTTGGCCAACAAGACCATACCGTGTACTGTTTGATCTCCACCACTGTAATCAATAGTAAGATGTCCAGCATGTTCGTCAATTTTATTAATTGTAATTTTTGAGCAGATAGGATTAATTACTCTGGCGCCATTAACTATAATTTTGTTTTTAAATTTTTCTTTAGACACAGCGTCCCAATTATAATAATACTGATCGAATGCTGTCCAATCCCCGTGCTGGCATTTTTCTACCATTTGATTGTAGTTTATATTACTTTTGTAATTTCTTTCTGTAGCATGGATGTGAGCAGTTATTTGATCAAACAATTGATCTAAAATTTTAATCCAACCTTGTCCGCAAAAAATCACAGTAGATTCTGTAAAAAAATAAGGATACTTTGATTTTATATCTTCAATATTCATAATTCAAAATTATAGGTGCGCTGTATTTAGCTGGTAAATATCCTGTATGTTTAAAATACTAGTTACAGGATCATCGGGATTTATCGGTCAACATCTATATCACTATCTTCAAAGTTGTGGATATACAGTTATTGCTGCCGATATTAAAGACGGTATAGATCTCACCCAAGAACAGGTTGTAAAGAATCTTCCAGACGTTGACGTAGTTATTCATTTGGCTGCTTATAACGGGACGAAACATTTTTACGATAAACCATTTGATGTTATAAGAAATAGCATATTACCTACACAGTATCTGTTAGAAAGGTACAGTGGCAAAGTTAAAAGATTTATTTTTGCAGGCACTTGCGAAAGTTACGCAGGGGCAGTTGATCTATTTGATTGGCCTGTGCCCACAGACGAAACTGTTCCTTTAGTGGTCAGCGATGTTAAGAATCCTCGATGGAGCTACGGAGGCAGTAAGATTGTTAATGAGCTACAGGTAATTGCTGCACACGAACAGTTAGGTCAAGAATACACTATAATTAGATATCATAATGTGTTTGGTCCAAATCAAGTTGACCACTTTATTCCAGAATTCATTGACCGTGCTAAAAACGGAGACTATGTGTTAAGAGGGTATTTGAATACTAGAAGCTTTATGTATATAGAAGATGCTCTCGAAGCTACTAGATTAATAATCGAAAGTGATAAGATAAAAAATCAAATTATTAATGTTGGCAACGATAAAGAAATTAAAATTTTAGATGTTGCTAATATAATATTAGATCTCATGAATATTAAATCTCCCCTAGTGTTATATCCAGAACCATTAGGATCAGTAAAAAGAAGATGTCCTGATATTAAGAAACTACGATCTTTAGGTTTTAGAAGTAAAATTACACTACTACAAGGGTTAATGAAAGTAATGGAGTCGCAATGCAAATTGGAATAATTGGGTTAGGAGTAGTAGGCTCAGCTTGTAAAACAGGCTTTGAAATTTTAGGACACTCTGTAAAGTTTCATGATCCTAAATATAAAACAAACATATCAGATTTAAAAGACACGGAAATATCCTATGTCTGTGTACCAACTCCTAACAGAGAAGATGGAAGCTGCGATATTTCAATAGTAGAAAAATCAATTAAAGAATTAGAAAATATTGACTATCAGGGCATAGTTGCTATGCGAAGCACTAATGAACCTGGAACTATTGATTACCTACAAAGTAAAACACATTTAAGATTGTGTGTAGTTCCGGAGTTTTTAAGAGAAAGGTATGCTACTGAAGACTTTATCAAAAATCATAACTTGTTAGTTGTAGGTTGTTATGATACAGAAGTTTTTAATCTAGTAGTTAAGAGTCATGGCGTGTTTCCTAAACATATTAAAATGATGACTCCAACCGAAGCAGAAATATTAAAGTATTATTCAAATGTATATAACGCCCTACGAATTGTGTTTGCTAATCTTATGTACGAAGTTTGTGAATCTACTAGTGCCGACTACGGTAAAATAAAAGATGCCTTTATGTTGCGGGGAACAAGTTCAGGAGCATATTTAGACTGTAATTCTAGTCTACGAGGATTTGGAGGTATGTGTTTACCCAAAGACACTAAAGCTCTTAATGCGTTTCTTAAGAAAAATAATATTGATTTTAATCTATTAGATGCTGTGCTAAACGATAATGCCAAAGTTAAATCAACAGTATTTCCAGGAATGAGAGAATGATATCACAAGAGTGCCTTGACTTTTATAATAAAAATAAAGATGCCACTTGGCAGATGCCTGCTCCGATCGAAGGAGATAACATTACAGTAGCTAGATGGATACTTAACAAAGTAGATTTTGGTTGGATAGAATTAGATCTACAGTTTGATTTAAGTAGATGGAAAGAAGAAGCAAACAAATGTAGACCTTGGTTAGTGGCACATAGAGAATATAATAACTCAGGTTGGAACAGTTGTTGTATACACGGGATAGATATTAATAAGACTGGTGCATGGAGTAACTACGGTTATACTAACGAATCAGATGTTCCTTATAAATGGACAGCGTTATCAGGCTATACACCTTCAATTGAAAATTTTTGGAGGAATACTTTCCCTAGTGAACAGTATAGACGTATAAGATTTATGGAACTAACGGCAAACTCTGCTATTACTCCGCACAGCGATATGCCAGGACGTTTACCTGGAGAAGATAACTTTAATGCGTTAGAGTTTGGTATACCTATTAACATAGCAGTTGTACATCCGCAGGACTGTTACATGGTGTTAGATGGCAAGGGCATAGTTCCATTTAAAGAAGGACGAGCATTTATTGTTAACATAAGGCATACCCATTCTGTAATTAATTTTTCTAATACGCCCAGAACTCACGTGATTGGACATAGTTACGGGTATGGCAATAAATTAGAAGAATTTGCAGAATTAGTTGTTAGAAGTTATAATAAACAATATGATAAAATTTCCAGCAATAGAGACAGCCTCTAATATAGCGTTTTGTTTTGTAGATAATCTGCACAACGTAAAAGAAGATTGGGTCAAAGAAATAATTAAAAATGTTTCTGACTTTACCATCTCTAATGTAAACAACAAAGGATTTGATTTATATCAAGGCTTTGATGAAGACTCACTGCTCAACGAAGTTGCCAAGTTAAACTATGATCACGCTGTGGTATTTACTACTGGCACAGAGTTTATTAACGGCAGCAGTTTTTTTGATCAAGTACGTAGTTTAGTAGAACAAGATTATTTTGTAGCAGGACACATACTAGACAGGGGTGATGCATATTACGAACTACATCATCAGTGTTATGTTATTAATTTGAAATATTATAAAAAATTAGAAATGCCAATAATAGGAAAACAACAATTGGGATCTAAACACTCTCAAGAAATTCCTTGGCGTAGTCGTGAAAACTGGCACGATGATTATACTCCAAAAACAATTAGTGGTGGAGATCAAATTAGAGAATATAATCACAAGTGTCACGGATGGAATATACTAAAACAGGCATTTGATCAAGACTTTCCTGTATTAGTTTTTGATGAAAACATACGCAACAATAAAAAACATTATTACCCTGAATCAAGTGAAGATTTTTATAAAAATTTATCTTGGTTATATTATAGACAAAACTTTTGCCTTACAGAATTTGTACATACAGCGAACACTGAAAAGGTAAACTTTCCGCCTAGACAACGATATGATCAAATTATAACTCCTGCCAGTGGACTTTGGTTTATGCCTTTTTTAAAAAATAAAACAGGCAAGGTAATAATGTATGATTACAATCAAAAATCTTTAGACTACTGGAAAGAAAATATGCCCAAGGATATTTCCTGCGAGTTTGTGTTGTGCGATCTTTACAGCGGTATAAACTTCTTTGAAAAAATAGACAAACAGGCACTTACTCTGTTTAACTTGTCTAACATTTTTAATTACGAAGGAACTGTAGCGTTTTATAATTTAAAATATAGAAACTATAAAGAAAATCAAATACTAGATCAAATAGAAAACAACTTACCTAACGCAGAAATTAATTTTACTTCTAGGGCTAGTACAGGATTTCACTTCAATAATCATTATCAGTATTTTAGTAAAGTAAATTTAATCAAAAGAGTCGACCTCACAGAATTAAAAAAGCCAACTTGGCATATCAATTCAGATTGGATTTAATTTACGTATTCTGTTACTTGTAACACTATTCTAGGAATATGTCCTATGTTGGCTGCACCGTGTAAGTCAGTCGAGTCGATGTAAGTATAAACATCGCCTGCCTTGTAGTTTGTGATAACCTGATCCCTATACATAAAGATATGCCCGGGATGATAGTCCTGTAATGGTATCCAATATCTGTTACAGGATCTTTCGTGTGTATAAGGATCAGTATGCATAGGCATGTACTGTCCGGGCAGTAATTTTGTTATCCACCAATGTACATCTCCTGTACACCACGGCGGTGATATAGATATGTTTAGATCTTTTTCTTCGTATACCCACCAATTTATTGCTGATAGGTCATACCCTGCCTCTTTATATTTTTTATATTCAGCTGATTCAACAGCAGTAGCAGCTGGCCAATCTCTAGGTCTAGCTTGACCAACTCTAGTTAACACTAGATGTTCCCATAACGGGTCAACCCAACTATAAAAATTACCTTTATAAATCATTTGTTTAAAGAATTAATATGTTTAATAAAAAAAGTTTTACTATCAACTTTTGGATTTATTTTTTTATAGTTGTCAATGTAGTCGTTTAACAGTTGGTTAGGACAAATTTCATTACGCATATTATCTAAAGATTCGTGAAAGTTTATAAAGTGTGAAAATTCTTCAGAACCTGTTTGTTTAAGAGCATCTCTCAGATGCTCGTAACGATCTCCCCAATCCTCCATTAAATCTAATAAAGTTTTTTTATAATCACTGGGTAAGTTTATTATAGATGCATGGGTTGGATATTCTAATAATTTGATCATCCAGTGTGCTTTTGGGAACTGTTCTAAAATTAATTTCTCAATATTTTTTAATTCATTTATATTATAAACAGACGCAGTAGTAATAATTTGAAATGTCACATTATCTCTTAAATCACTAAACGAATAAAAATATTTTGCTGTTTCCAGAACTGTTGAAAAATTTGATCCGCTTCTAAAATAATCATTTAAATCGCCTACACCATCTATGCTTACAGCCACAGAAAGACTTTTAGAATTAAGCATAAATTTTAAAACATTGTCGTTTGGCTTAACTGTACCATTTGTTATTAGTACAAAATTTATATTTTTTTCTAGCTGACGACTTGTTAGTAATGTTAAAAAATCTTCAACTTTTTTGCTATAAAGAGGTTCGCCTCCGGATATTTCAAGAAACTCTAAATTAGTAAATTGGTCTACATTTGACAACTCAAGTGAGCTATACTTTTTAGGACTGTATGTTGTTCCGTATAATTCTAATTCATCGTTGTACCACAGATGGCTAGCACCTGAATTACACCCTCGACATTTTAAATTACACAAATTATCGATGCATAAAAACAAATACTTTAACTTAACATCTGTAACATGGCCATATTCTCTCAATAAGATTTTTCTTTTAGATTCAATTCCATATTTTTCTAGCTGGTAGCACTGACTACAATTTTTTATCTCTTCCCCTGCTAACATTTTTTTTCTAATATCTTTAAACTCATCAGAATTAAGAACATCAGGAACATTTGAAAACTGCTGTGTAGATGCAATAGGATAATACCAGCAACAGGGCGAAATTCCGTCAGCAGTAATTTCAGCACTCATCCACGGAGCAGGGCAATAAGAATTCATTTAATATTCCTTGAGATGTTCAATACCAATAAGACTTCTAAACTCGGGAGTAAATTTGCAGTCTACACGTAGTCCGTATTCTTGTTCTAGGCTAGATTCTCCACCATGCCAGTCTTGATCATTCCACATGGCAGCATGACTATTGATGTAGTGTTTGTCCTGTGTGTCAGGATCCCATATATAGAAACCACGTTTAGTACGATATCTAATATGTATGAATTCATTGTTATGTGGCGTGTAGTAGTCATTTTCAAACACACCATTTTTAGCATCTAGGTCTCTATGTTCAAATGCTTTGCCGTTATGATCACATAGGAAAAATATCACACGACCAATGCGATCAATGATACCCTGTTCCTGTAGATTTTCTACCCAACGAACAACACCAGGAAAGAACTTGCTTTCTTCTGTCTTCTGACGAGCAGCATTGCGTTCATTCCAGTCGCCTTCATTCCATAGGAAATAATAGATATAAGGATCGTTGGCACCTAGCACACTTTTTAAATAGCGTGTGAATAAATTACGTTGTTTGTAGTCTTTAAAATCTGTAGGATAAATTTCTCGACCTTGAACTTTGATAGGATGCTCATCAGGCAACTTTTGATACTCGTCAAATGCTTTGTATATAGGTTTCCAGTTCCACTGATAGCTGCCCCTGCTTTGATCAAATCCTGGAGCCATCCAAGTTCCTTCTTTGGCATAGTCTCTAGCCAAAGCAAATCCTTTACAGATTTCTGCGTGTAGATTTACAAACCCTTCTATGTCCAAAAATGGATCTAAATTAATATACGGCTTACCGCCAATTCCTTTAATCATGGCAATATTTATCGCATAAGTACATGATGAAAACTGAGTTTGAATACTACTACAATGATGTTCCTGGAAAAGGTCTGTGTAGAAATAATTTAATCTACACAAGTCTTATCAGCAACAATAAGAAAGTCTTTTGTCAATGGTATCATAATGACACTGATTATCATCGAGGACAAAACCAAGTAGTTGATCCTGCGCTGATGGAGGAGAAATGGTTACGGGAAGTTAATTATATTACACAAATGCGTAACGTGTACCCTAATCTAGTTCCAAAAATTCTTAATATAGATTTAGAAAGACGTAAACTATATTTAGAAATTGACGGTGTAGATTTTTGGCAACTGGCAGGTCCGGACGTACAAGATTATGATAGTGTATTACCTGACTGGCGTGAACAGATGTTAGATATCTTTAAAGCACACAAGGCCTTGGGCATTTACAAATATAGTCTGCATCCCAGCAGTTACTTTGTAGTTAACGGGCAACTTAAAAGTATAAACTATTTTTTCTGCTATCGTGATCATGATCCTGCTATTAGTTTGCGTAGCGTACTGAGTCATATCAGTGAAGATAGGCAAGCAGATTTATTTCCTAAAATGGCTGCTATGGGCATAAATGTAGACAAACCAACACCATTTAAAGATATACAGTTATTAGCATTTGAAAGTTTTAAAACAAACTTTCCGGCTGACTTTATGGACGAATGTAAAAAATTATATGTATAAAATTGTACCTTGGACTGAAGATTTAGATTTAACTGATTTCTACGCAGAAGCAGAACAGCGCGGCTTCATTAACAATGTTAGCCAGAAAGTAATGATTGACTGCTTCCGTAACGAACGGTCTTGGGCCGCTTGGATATTGTATCAAGACGACAAGGCTGTAGGTAGTGTTGTTGCTCATAGTTTTCCTGAAATGGGAGAAGATGCATATCGTGTGTTAACACGTACATGTACATTTGGAACTGCTAGACAAAACGGTGGTCTAATAACTCCAAAGAGATTAATTGCCGAACATCAAAATTTAACTGATCAATTCTTGTTACCTGCATGTATCAATTGGACTCCGCCCTGGGCAAATTTATATGCTACCAGTAATGAAGGCGCAGCGGCCAGTCAACGCCTTGTACATAAACATTATTTTCCTACTCTTGAAAAATTAGGTATTGTAGAACGTGTGAGAGAAATGAATTATCGTAACACAGACCAAACAGTATGGAAAATACGTGCTGATAAATTTCTTGAGAATTTAGAACGTTATCCTAGATGGGTCTAAATTAGGAAATGCTTTTTTAAGTTGATCATAAACAAAGGGAGTAAGTTTCCATCTAAACTCCATTTGCCTTACTTTTGGGTTGGTCATCCAAAAGTCAATAGCACTGATTATTTCTTCAAACTTTAAATTATAGTCGCTGACAAAGTGTGTGGGGTTATTATTGTCGGGCATACCCTCGATAAAACTTAAATCCAAATGTAGTAGATCTATACCGTTAGGATCTATGCTAATAAGTCTACACGCTTCTGCTAACTCTTGTTTATCGTGTACATAGTCTGTATGTATCAATTCAGGATAAAGCCTACTTACACTACCCATTACAATCATCTTTTTAACTTTGTTTTTTAATGCGTGGACTAGGCGAGTTTGTTGTTTGTCACGGTAAGCATTGTTAATAAACAAGTCAGCACCTGTTGCGGCTTCCACCACCTTATCAAAGTCTGCGTCTATGTCGTAGCCGTTACTACGGCTGAGTCCAACTACTTCCCATTCAGCAGATTTGAAGCTATTGTATAGTGCCTGACCTATACCTTGTGTATGTCCTGTGATTACAACTTTCATGATCTACAAAAAATTAAATTTTCTAAACTTGAATACAGTAATTTAAAACCTTGTTTAGTTGCATAGTCTATAAACTTTACTTTATCTTCTTCTTGGTCATAGGTGCTGTAAGCTACAATAAACATTTTACATTCAATGTCTTTTAAATTTATCTGTGTAAGGATTTCATAGTCGTAAGTACCGTTGGTATCAATACACAATAAATCACATTTACTACGGCCGATAACAGTATGGAAGTCTTTCCAGGATAACATTTGAATTTCATATGTTTGATATTCTATTCCTAGATCTATAAATTTTTCAGCATGTTGTTTATCAAAGTAGCTGGTTAATCCTGTGTTAGATTTAAGATCCCCAGTGTAATTTGGAGCATCGTCTTTTTCTAAAAAAGGCAATTCTCCACACTCAAAAAACATAGTATTTTTTGATTCCTTGCCTATACCTAGATTAAAACAATATATGTTTTTCTTACCTTCGTGTAATTCGCACAATAAATTGTAAGCACGTCTTCCTGGCTCAACTAAAAATCCTGCCCAGCCTCTTTCCAATAGAGCAAGACTGTTGCTAAAAGTTTTTCCATCGTTAGCACCAATATCACAAACTGTGCCAATCATATCTCCAAAGTAATTAAGAATAATTTCTTGTTCTGCGTTCTGACTATAGTTCATCTATGCTAAATCCAAATTCTGTAATTGTAGGGTTATCTAACCAAAAGTCAATGCTGTTACAGATTAACGTAAAGTTTTTGTAACTAGAACTAGTCAATCGTAGCAGTAACATGTTTGTTTCGGTATCTCTGTGCTGTGATAGTGCAAGAAATCTTTTGTATAAAAATTTCTTATGCAATGTATAAACTGCATTATCTGTATCAGGAAATATAGCTGCGGCTGATCCGCAGATTATCATGTTCTTAACTTTTTTAAATGTTCTGTTAAGATATTCTAACTGTGCTCCGTCTGCATAGGCATTGTTTATAAAAAGATCAGCTCCGTAAATTTTATCTAATAAGCTTTCAACATCTGTCAGATCATATCCATTAGATCGAGAATAGCCTTCTACATCCCATCCTTTATTTTTAAAATGCTCAAAAAGTGCTAGGCCTAGCCCGCTAGTGTGTCCTGTGATTACACAACGCTTATTCATAAGTTACCTTAAATTCTGGTGTTATAAGTTTTTTAAATTCTTCAAGTAGTTCACGTTCTAATTTAAATCTTAAACTAAATGTAGTATGAGCAAAGTCTGCTAGTTTAAACTTTTGATTAGCACGATTTAAAAACGGGCTAAACACTTTATCAAACTTATATCTAAAGTCGTGTTGCTCGTAAGCCGCTTCCATGCTGATACTAACTAGGTCCACTGGCTGTCTACTACAACGCAACGGTTCACGAACTACTAACTGTAATCGTGGAACAGATCCATAGTTAGTGGCTGCATGTATACGACCTGCATCCATGTATGCCCAATGATTATCTCTTACACACTCATGCATAACTTTGTTATCTAAATCAATTAGATATGCCTGCTCACCTGTTAGATTTAAATGCCAACGATTGTCTATATCAGCATGAGCCATATAACTATCTCCCGGCTCCATTTTAATAATACGTGCTTGCCCTATAGACATTGGCAATGTATCTAATACTTGTTGCCAAAGTGTATCTTTATACAAATCTTTAATTTGCCAAATGTCGTAAAAGAAATCACCTGTTGGTTCATTGAGTACAGTACTACCTGTAATTGGACACTCTTTGAGTGCTTGTTCAATTAAACCTTCTGGACATTGCCAATGTTGTTTCTTAATCATGAAAATATTTATATGCTGTTATTATTGCGTAAATATCTTTATGACTAGCGTAAACATTCCCTTTGATCCAAAATGGACTAGCATCGGTATCGGATTAAGTGGTGGTGCAGATTCTGCTTTGCTCACATATCTTATATGTGATTCAGTAGTTAAACATCAAGTACAAAATTTTAAGATACACGTTATTAATCATATACGATGTTGGAAAACTAAACCTTGGCAACGCTACGATGCCCTGGAAGTATATGGCTGGCTACAAAATAGATTTCCTGATATTACTTTTGAACTACACACTAACTTTATTGCACCAGAATTAGAATGGGGTAATAAAGGCCCAACCCTAGTTGACGAGTATGGTAAAACAGTCAGTGGCGATAATATAGAAGCAAGAGCATTTGCTGAATACGTTTGTGTGACAAATAAAGTTAATGCATTCTTTAACGGTGTAACTAGAAATCCTAGAGATGTAGAATTTAAAGGTATGCAACCTCGAGACATAGAACCTTCTGAAAATAATAAACATTTAGAAGTTATGGAACACATGGGTTTCCTAGCCTGCCACCCTTTTAGATTCATAGAAAAAAATTGGGTTATTAAGCAATATAGAGAATTAGACATTTTAGATCTTTTTGATATTACAAGAAGCTGTGAAGGTGATAATTCTACTAGACCAGAAGTGTTTATGGGATTAGATTACACTACCTACAAACCAAATCAATCTGTTCCTATCTGCGGTCGATGCTTTTGGTGCAGAGAGAGGAGATGGGCGCTTGAGCAATAGGCTTGTTACATTTGGTTGTTCATTTACCTACGGAGAGGGACTGCCTAATTGTAACGTAGGAAACAATCATCACGGATATAGTTTAACTCCTAGCGATCATGCATGGCCAAGTATTTTAAGTAGATTAACAAATATGGATTTAGCAAACAATGCTAAACCGGGATCAAGTAATTTAGAAATATTATATCACATACTTAATTTTAATTTTAGACCCGGTGATGTTGTTGTAGTAATGTGGACCTTTCCTAATAGAGATTTACATTTCATTTCTACATCTAAAAAAATTAAACCTTTTAGACAGTTAGGATTATGGCTTAAGCCTAGATCTAAATATATTGCAGAATGGCTGTGTAATTTTCAACCTGTTGATCAAGCAGTTAAAAGTTGGCTGTATATGCATCACGCAGAACTATATCTTAAAAGTCTAGGAGTCGAATATATACACTATCCGATTAATCCAACCGAGCTTAATCTATATAAGCCAAATTTTATACCTGAGCTTGATAACTATTATGCAGACGGTTTTGTAACCGTAGATCAATGTGAAGCTGATCCGCACCCGGGCACTGAGTCTCATAAACACACAGCTGATAAGATTTTTCAAATTTTAAAAAATGAATTCAAGTAAAACATTTTGTATGCATCCTTTTACAGGACTGGCAACTAGAGAAGACGGAGCAATAAAAGTCTGCTGCCGTAGTGCTCCTGTAGGTTACATACAAAATCAAACTTTAGAAGAAATATGGAATAACAATACCATGCAGGAAGTTCGCAGACAAGTTCTTTGCGGTGAACGACCTGAAGTATGTAAACCTTGTTTTGATTTAGAAGACCAGGGTGTTGAAAGTCTACGTCAACGACACATTAATGGTGTTATTCCAGAAGCACGTATTAATCTGTATCCAGATGCAGTATCTAAAATGCGTGATGATTACACAATGCCTTTTGAATTTCCCACAATGGAAATTAAGTTAAACAATCTGTGTAACTTAAAGTGTCGTATGTGTAATCCTTTAGACAGCACCAGTTGGAGTGACTGGAGTAAGATTGAAGAATTTTACATTAAAGAAAACAACTATCTAGTGCCTGTGGTAAACGACCTGGGACTTAAAACCAGCAGATATATCTGTCCATTTGATGATACAGATAATTGGTGGGCAAGTTTTGAAAAACTATTACCGCACTTTAGACGAGTAGAATTTGCTGGCGGGGAACCTTTAATGGATCCACAGCATTATAAGATATTAGACATGCTTAAACCCTATGCTAAAAATATAGAAATTAAGTATGCTACAAACGCAACAACATTGGGGATTAAAGGTGGAAGAACTATACATGACTATTGGCCATATTTTAAATCAGTTGCCGTTAACGTCAGCATTGATGGCATTCATGATGTTTACAATTACATTCGTAGTAACGGCAATTTTAGTGAAATTGAGCAGAACATCAAAGAAATACAAACACTACCAAACATATCAAGAATAGTAGGTGCGTTTACTGCCCAGGCAGGTAATATACTACAGGCTGCGGAGTGTATTGACTATTTTATTAACACAATGGGCATTGTGTTTTATAGTCATCGTGTAAGTTACCCTAACTGTCTGTCAGCGCAGGTGCTACCACAAGAATTAAAAGCACTAGCAATTACTAAATTATTGGCAGTTAAATCTCAAGTAGATACCTGGGATGCTGTAAAGAATAATCCTTTGATTGGTAAAGTTACACATCAGCAGATACAGGATAACGTCAATTACTTACAGGCAAAGGATCAGTACCACCTGTGGGCGGACTTTGTTGAATTTAATCGAAGACTTGATGCTACTCGTCATCAAGGTCCTTTAGAAAAGATAGTTCCTGAATTTAAACCTTATGTATAAAAAGTTTATACTAGAATTAAGTTCGAGCAGTGAATCTTATAATGTTACGTTTGATATTTTAGAAACACCTATTGCTCAAAAATGGGCTACGGAAGTATCTAAAAATTATCCGCTATACGAAACAGATAGATTTCAAGGCTGGAATCCTAATCTTACATTAGAACATTTTGAAACAGCATTGTTAGCACAGATTGATATTGTAAACAAATATAAACCTAATACGGTAAACATAGAACAAAATCTTTTTGATCAACAGCACCTTAACTACCTGCATAGATTTTTTGAAGAGCTACGAGGGGAAGCATCAGTTGGCACAGAGTTTTTTAATTCTGCTCCTGGCAATGTTCAACAGGCAATAGAAAAATTCAATGTACTGATACACGAGTGTGAGCATCACATGCGGGATCAAGCTATACCTACAATAATAGGTACATTTAAAGATAGGCCAAGAATAGATCTAGCAGACGCAGACTATGATGAGTTTACATTCCAGTGGCAGTTTGGCTGTGTGTATATTAACTACTGCGAAGTCGGTAAACCTTTGCTAGATGTCTACAAGGATCAAGACACTAACATTCCAATTGATGCAGTAAGGCCGCTAAAATACTACAGCGCAGACTTTATGCTCAAATTTGGACCTAATGTGCCCGAACAGCAGTACCAAGCACGACTTAAAGATTTTTGGAATTGGTACAGCAACACTGACTATAACTTTGACAAAAATCGTTTGGCTTTGGGCTACATCCCAGTTGCCCAATTATCCTACAAGGACAACCAATTTTTGGAAATGTCCAATCTAGAGATTATCAATCAAATTACTCAATACAATAAACTAAAATCAGTTTTGGTAAAATAGTTTGCCAAAATAGTTTGACTTGCAACAAAAACGATACTATAATACATACTGTATTAACACACAGAGAGGCTCACATGAAAGGCTTGGTAATTGCATTTATTTTAGGAATGGTTGTGGCAACTGTTGGCTTGTCCGGCATTGCTCGCATCTTTGACAAAGGCATTGAAACCGTTAAAACACACAGTCAGGAGTTGGCAAAATGAAAAAGTTTATTCTTATTCCCATCGTTGCATCTTTGGCTGCATGTTCTACAGTCAAGACAGTGAACCCCGATGCGGCAATTCGCAATCAAAAGTTATCTACTAACTTTACAGACGACAAAGTTAAAATTGAAACTGACTGCGTTTGGTACAAGCCTTGGAAAAGCGAATGCGATATTGTAGCTATCGAAGCTACTGCATCTACTTGGACCAATGGCGGAACTAGAGTTCAAGCGCAATCTGCCCGAGAAGTAGCTGAGATGCAAGCTTTGGCTAAACTGGCTAGATTTATTAAAGAAGATGTCACTACTACTAGGGTAGTCGAAACTGTGGCCAAGCATATTGAAAAAGCCCAGGATCGAATCGCCAAAGGTGATTCTGGTGATTCTAGTATGACTGATAAAGAAGCCAAGGCTACTAATATCTCTACTAGAGAAAATGCCAACGATACTGCTCGAACAGTTACTTCTACAGTCAAGACTAACTCGCAAGCAATTTTGCGAGGTTACTATGTCAAGGATAGTGGCCAGTCTGGTGATCAAGAAGTATATGTAACTGTTCGATGGGATCGCAATAGTGCCAGAGCTGCCGAAACACTTGGCAAACGCTTTAGTCGCTAATCATGACATTCTTGTCATTGGTACTCTGTCTTTTAATGGACAGTTGTTTGCCGCGGATCCCGGATGCCCCTATCCGAGTTACAGCGGTAGGGGAAACTTATGAACAGGCTAGAGATAATGCTTACAGAGAAGCTGCCGAAACTTTTGTAGGGGCGGTAGTTGTTTCTGACAAAGAAGCCCGTAATCAAAAACTAGTTAAAGATGATATACTAGTTTACAGCTCGGCCTATGTAGATAAGTTTAAATTAATCAGCCAAGAAGAACGGAATGGCAAAGTACATATTGTTATTGATGTTTGGCTGAGTCCTAGTAAAATTGCTAATCGAATTCTATATGTTATTACAAATGACACTGAATTCGATGGCGCAAGGATGACTGAACAATATCGAACATACATTAAGACCAAAACTCAAGGCGACAAGCTCATTCAAAAACTGCTGGAGCCTTATCCGCAAAATGCCTTTAATATCGAAAAGGTATCACAGGAGTTTAAAGTCAATGAAGTTCGTGTGCCTTACCTGCACATTGTTTACAGTTTAAAATGGAACAAAGGATATCTCACAGCATTAGAGGAAGGTATCAATGCAGTCAGTGACGGCAAGGTTGCTGAACGCAACTCAGTATCTAGAATCATAGTAGAACAAAAGCGAGGTTGGACAGTTATTGGTAGTATGCGGCCATATTACTTTAATGACATAAACACCACAAATTTGATCTATCAAAAATTTGAATCTAAAAAATTAGTTGTTCGTCTTACATTGATGAATAATAATACTCCAATTTATACAACCTGTAGTAAAGTGTTTCCCAACAGGCTTTATACAGTTGGATCTACTAATTTAGATATTAATGGTCTACAAGTATTTTACTCTGAATTTAAAATCAGCGCACCACAGAGAAATACATTTGATAATGTTACCAATGTAGTTTTATCCATTGATACTGAAGATAGGTGTGCGTTTAGATAAGTATTTTGATGTATAAAGTAACCAGCAGATGGGGACACCAAAATTCTGTCAAGGTTGAATGGAATCTAGGAAAGCGGTGCAATTACGATTGTTCATATTGTCCTAGTTCCATTCACGATAACACCAGCCCCCATACACCGATAGAAACTTTAAAAAGTGTAGTTGATAAACTGCTCACACTTAACAAACCGGTGCGTTTAAGCTTCACCGGCGGAGAGCCCTGCGTCCATCCGCAGTTTGAAGAATTAATAAGATATGCTAGGCACAAGGGCGTTCCCTGGATAAGCGTAACTACCAACGGAACTCGACCTTACGAATTTTATTCTATGCTACCTGTTAGCCAATACGTATTCAGCATACATTTTGAATACGATTGGAACCGTGTTGTTAACACGCTACGCAAATTAAGAGATTCAACTAATTTAAACCTTATAGGACAAATCATGGCACATCATGATCATATGCCTATGGTCAAGCTAGTACGCCAAGTATTGCTCAACGACGACATTGCCAGTACTGTAAGAAGAATAAGATGGACTGAAGGCGACCATGATTTATTTGATGACTTGCGATATCACCCCAATGACCTTAATTGGATCAAAGAACAAGAATCAACAGTACAGGGTAACTGTGTCATAGACGACCAACAAATTCTGCACTCGAATGATGTTATTAAATTACACCTTAATCAGTACAAAGACTGGACCTGTAATGCAGGTATTGAGAGTTTGATGATTAACTGGGACGGAGAAGTACACCGTGCCACTTGTCGAGTTGGTGGCAGTCTAGGAAATATATACGATGGTTCGTTTGACATACCTACAGAGCCAATTACCTGTACTAGAAATTGGTGCACCTGTGCTGCCGATATACCTTTGACAAAAACTAATAATGAACCTAGCTAATTTAGACGTTTCTAAATACAAAAGGTTTTTTGCCTTTGGTTGTAGTTTTACAAACTACATTTGGCCAACATGGGCTGACATTATTGCACAGGATATTGAAGTTTATCAGAATTGGGGACAAATAGGTTCAGGCAATCATTATATCTTTAATTCTGTATTAGAGTGCGATGCTAGAAATAACTTTACCAAAGACGATCTAGTTATAATCATGTGGTCGTCTATTGAAAGAGAAGATCGCTATTCTAACGGCAAGTGGTTAACTGCAATTACAGAAAAAGATAAAAAAAGTTTATATGGCCGACAATGGTTTAAAAGTTACGGGGAAGACTATCGTAGTTGTTTAATACGAGACATGGCATTTATAAAGTCAACACAGACATTCCTCTCTGCTAAAAACTGCGATTGGGCAAATTTTAGTATGTACTCTATATGTAACATGGATGAGGAGAAACTGTTACAAGATGGGTATGCTGACGACAAAGATGTAGATTTGCTTATACAGAGATATTTAAAGCTAAACAGAGATCTCTGTGACGGCAAAGAAATTACTGAACCCTATGTCTGTGATCCTGATGTGCTTGCTCTTTATAAAGATGCATATTCACAGATAAAATATTCGGTGCTAGATATAGTACGACAAGGACATTTTTTAAAAGACAATCTAGCTAATTTTGGTGATGGGCATCCTACGCCAATTGAACATTTAAACTATTTAGATACTGTGTTGCCTAATAACTTGAGTCTAAAGGCAAAGCAGTTTGCAGTAGAATGGGAATCAGTAGTTCAGTCTATTAAAGAACGTGATGTTATGCCGCAGAAGTTTGAAAGACCTATAATTAAAAGATTATAACAAATGCGATAGTTCTGGAAATACTTTTTTAAATTCACTGCCTCTTACAGCATCTATATTAAAGATGTATTCCTTAAAAGCAGTTAACTGATCTGAATGATCTTCACTGTCCATAAAATCTAAAACTGCCTGCCAGCGTTTCCAACCGTAGGGATTAAGTTTCCAGTAGTCTTCATCTTGCCTATAGTTTTTATACAGCCAAGTTGCTAGTTCTGCAAATTTCTGTCTTACCTCTGCTTTATCTTCTTCTGGTAAACATTTTATACTTAAAAATGTAGGAATATACAATAGGTGCATGTTTACAATTCCGCCACCTGCTTGTATTCCACCGACAGTATTTTCTAAATTAACTTTCTTAAAGTTTTGTGTAATCTTCCATTTGGCAAAATCTGCCAAGTGTTTAATGTTTAGTATTTGTATTGCAGTAGCAATACTAACTTGTATGTTATCCGGAGTGTTATCTAACTTGCGTAAATTCTTTTCTATAGTGGCCCAGTCGCTAGGATAGCGAATGTAATAGTTACGGTCGCCTATAGCATCAACGCTAAAGCCAACTTTAACTTTTTTAAATTGTTTCCATAAATCAATGATTTCGTCATCTATTAATAATCCGTTTGTATTGTAGCGTACAAGTATCTTGTCTGCGTATCCTTGACGTATAATTTCTTCAAGGAATAATCTATGCTCTCGGATCATTAAAGGCTCACCGCCTGCAAAGTATACCTGCTTTAGGTTAGGGATCTGTGCATACATCTCTTTCCAGAAGTCTGGATTCTCATGCCAAAAGTTATTAAATTCTTTTCGGTCCCATTGCATCTGTTCTTTAAGTACAGTTGATTTAAACAACGGATATATTTTTTTATGATCAGCTACCCACTGACTGCTATCGTGTGGGCTACACATAACACACTTAAGATTACAAGTGTGTCCTAATCTTAAATCTAGATAAACAAGTTTATCTGGAACTGTGCCATCTTCTTCTGTTTGTGCAATAAGTTCTGCAACATCGATACCTTCTTCAATCCAAGAACCAGTCTCCCAAATACGTTTACTAGCCACACCTTGGGATTCTTCTCCTATGCACTTACTACAACTAGAAGGGATTTTTCCCTCTAGCATAGTTAAACGTACATCCTTCATATATTCATTATTCCACGCACTCATTGGAGTTTCACGACCAAAGTTTGCTGGCTGACCTTTTTCATTCTTAACAAGGCCTATTGTGTGATTTTCACCTGCACCACTGGCGTTAGCACCACAGCACAATCTCATATCACCATTGGGGCGTGTGGCAAAATGTATCCACGGCAATATGCAGAAAGTTTTACTTCCTGATACTGTTTCAATTTTATCTTGCCAAAGTTTAATTTTATTCATTGCAGTTTTTAGCACAAGCCCAGGGTTTGTTTGGGCCTGTAGTTATTTCATTAAGATCAGACCAAACACTGTCTGTAATTGCATTGTTATTTAAATTAAAAATATCTAAACTTTTAAATTTATTTTTAGTATCTTCAACCATTTTATTTCTTAAACTATGTATGGTAATTTTTTCTTCGAGAGGTTGTTCCAACCAATCACTGCCTACCCAACAACAGGGCAATACATTACCTCTACTGTCAATGTATAATTCTTTATTGTTTATACATCTAGGTTTTACTTTGGCATTAGAAACGTGTGATTCCCATGATTTGAGATTGGCTGCTACTTCTTCTAATTTAATTACAGCTACTTTTTTAAAACGTTCTGTGATAGCAGGCTTAAGACTGTATTCATAGTTGCCATTTTTATCCTCAACATTAAACTTCTCCATGTCGTAGAACCTAGCTGTAGACTTGAAGTTAACTTTACCAAAACCTAAAGCTAACATTTCTTTTTCAAATTGATCTGCTTCAAGTTCGTTGTGTTCAAAAATTAAACAGTCAATGGTAGCATATCCTCCGGCATTTATAAATGCCTTTGCATTGTCTATAATTTTGTGCCAGTCTGTTCCACGTCGATATAACACATGGCTGTCTGCAAATCCATCTATGCCAAATGTTACTTCGTGATTATCTTTCAGCGCCTTTGCTAGGTTAGCCCACCATGTGGTAGATCTAGCACTGCCATTTGTATGTATGCCCAGTCTTACTTGGGGATTTGCATTACGCACGTATTCAAAAATTTCTAAACAATCTTGTGCTATAATAGGATCGCCGTAATTGCCACAGGCATAGAAGTTAGTAAGTTTAGACAGAAAGTCTAAAGAGAACCAACTTTTAAATTGATCTAGAGTAATTTCATTTTTTCCAACAAAGGGACGTTCTTTCCCTCCGTTATAGTTCCTAGCACACATAGGACAACTAGCTTGACATTTGTCTGTAAGCTCAACGTGTACTTGTTCGATATTATCTAAATGATTTAAGCTGGGCATTTCTCAAGAATAGCAAACACATCTTCGCCAAGCTCTTCGACTATGAGTTGATAGGCTTTGGGATTTTCTTTAATTTTTAACAGAGACTTGTACAGCACAATATTTTGCTGTTGAATTTCCATAAACTTCTTGATATAAAACTGGTCTTGGAAAACTGGATTTTCTTCTGACATTAAAATCTCCTTGGTGAATAACCAACACGTGGTCTGTCTGCAAAGAAACAACTTGCGATCCATTTACAGCCTTTGGTTATTAATGTGCTTTCGTGTATTGTTGACCAGTTTGTTTCTTCGTCATAATTTTGTTGAAAATATAAAAATGAACCTGCTTTAGGTTTTATAGAAACATTATATTTTGGAAACAAAGTTTCGCCACCAGTCATGTCGTCATTAAAATAAAAAATGCCTGTACCCACTCTGTCACCACCATATTTGTAATAGTTAATCTGTCTTGGATCATAGGGATAATCGTGATGTAGATCTAAATAACGTCCTTCAGGATAGTTATAGATATCAATTGCTTCAATATGATTGAAGGGAATCTTGGCACATTTGACAATAGCACTGGCTAGCTTATCATAGTGGTGCGGATCCATACCCCAACTTATACCCCTATTCTCAACTAGTTCGGTAACCTGTGCATATGACTCTTGTCTACTCTGCTTTCCACTATTTGGGTTCATAGTATCTTTAGTGTGCTTATCAATGATTTCTTGACAGAGCTCTAAAGGAATAGCATCTTCAAATACAGATATTCTAGGTGCTTCTAAATAAACAATTTCTTTCATAGTGTGTCTTCTAGTAATTTTTCTATTTCTACAGTTAAGTCCAATGGATCGGTCATATGATCAAAACTTAATACTGTTGATCCTACACAATTAATGAGATACTTATGAAAGTTCCACTGTGGTGTTTGTCCTGTTTTTTCAGCTAACAGTTTATAAAGAGAATGTACTTGGTTATTTGTGTCTTCTATTTGCTGACCTGGCTGTGTACTGTCTTTGTTAACGCAGTTAATCTTTTCCATGACTTTGAAAGTCACACCGTAATTGACTTTACAAAAAGACTCAATCTCATTATTGGCCAATGGCTCTTGACCTGCAAAGTTATTTGTTGGAAATGCTATTACTGCTAGGCCTTTGTCTTTGTAGAGTTGATGTAGTTTTTCTAAACTTTCGTACTGCGGAGTTAGCCCGCATTTACTTGCTGTGTTAACCACTAACACTACCTGTCCAAGGTACTGAGAGAAATGAATTCTTTCTCCTTTGAGACTGATCATTTCATGATCATAAAAACTTAAATCTTGTGTTTCAGTCACTTCAATATCCTCTGCTTCTAATCCCAACGACCCATCGACTCTGTTAAATTTAACTTTTTGAAATTCAAATAACGTTTGAGGCTCAGTCTTTACTTTCCATTTTTCTGCAAAGACCTGTTTCCCATCAATGTCAGATATAATAAATCCAATGCCTTTAGCATCGTTAAACCATTTTACTGTTCCGCTGTCTATCATAAATCACCAAAAGTTAAAAAGATATTTAGGTCCAAGTCCAGAATTAACACCAGCATGCCAGTAGCGTCTACTGTCCCATCTATAAGTAGCACCCTGCGGCTGATTATAAAAACACTGATTATCTACTATTACTGCATGTCCAAATGCTGGTTGTGTAATGTGGCAATGAAATCTTATCTTGTCTGGTTCTAACATAAACTGTGCTTCATTGTCGTGAACGTCCCAATGCAATGGAGCCATCTTGCCTGGGTGTATTCTACTGATCCATGCAGTATTCCATGTCTTAACACCTACGAAGTCGGCAAACTTTTCAACGACTTCCATAGAAAAATTCTTTTCAGGTAAAAACATATCCCACTCAACAGTTCCGCCATCCTTGAATAACTTGTATCCTGCACCTTCCCATGCATCTAGGACAGCATCTAGTCCAGGAACATTGTCCCCTCTCTTATGACTAGGCCCTACATACGCAGGTTCTTGATCTTTTATCTGATCAATAACTGCATCCCAGTCAATAATATCACCAAGAATTTTACCACAATTTCCAATATACTCTACAGTCATTTTTTGTATCCTAAAAAATGAAACAAATAATAAGTTTCAAATCCGCTGTTGGCGGCAGCATGCCAGTTCTTTCTATGTTTCCACTGATAGATACTGTGTTTCTTTTCATTATAAAAACAATGTTCATCTAGCATAAGAAAGTGTCCGGGCTGTTGCTCTTGCATAAAGCAAACATAACGGACGAGATTTAAATCCTTCCACTCTTTTTCTTTGTCTTCTAAATCCCAATGGTATGGAACTGTTACCCCTGGCTGTACTACACTTACAAATACACGCAAAGGTTCGGCATCAACAATTTTAGCAAACTGATTTTGTACCTCGACATCAAAATGTTCGCCTGGATAGTAGTCCATCCATACAATATCTTGTATTCTATAATTTGCCTTACGCCATATACCTATTAGATCATAAAAGCAATCGCCTAAATCATCATCATCTTCTGGAGCAGAGTCGTTGGTAAAGAATGTAAACGGACGACCTTCTCTTACAGGTACGTCTCCTTCGGCTATCATAACACTATTATTGTCTCCATTAGTAGCACCAGTAATTTGAAGAATCACTTTATCCCAGTCAATTACTCCATCAGTAGATCCAGCGTAAGAGTGTACATTTTTATTCATGATTTATACCCTAAATAATGGAATAGATAATAAGGTTTAAATCCGCAGTTTGCACCGGCATGCCAATTCTTTCTGCTGTGCCATTGGTAGATAGAATGTTTAGGCATACCGTACATAATTTCCTCGTCCAGCATAAACAAATGTCCTGGCTCTTGTTCCTGCATAAAGCAAACATATCTCACCATCTCTCCTAGCTTGACCCATTCTGCTTCAAAATCTTCAATGTCCCAGTGATAAGGAACCATCTTACCTGGCCATACTTCGCTGACAAATACACGCAGTGGTTTTGCCCCTACAAGCTCTTCAAACTTTTCTTGTATTGAATAATCAAAATGTTTACCGGGGTAATAATCATACCATTCAATTTGTTTTAAATCGTAGCCTGCTTTTTCCCAATTGCCAATAACGTCTCTGTAAGACTGCAATAGTTCTTGATCACCGGCTGCTTCTGCTTCGGACCTATCAACTACAGAGGTCACAGTATTATGATCAGGATCAGCAGACTGCTGACAGGCTAGTATAACTTCGTCCCAATTTATAATACCCTGTGTTGAGGTTATAAACTTATGTCTGCTCATGTTTAAAAACCTCTTTATATACAAATTCCATGTTATGCTTTCCCCACATAACATGCTGTTGCATCGAATTACGGAACATTATTTCTAAATTATAATTACCATCACTATTTGTACCACCTGTTTCGTCTAGTCGAAACCTAGCAGTTTGATGTATAATCGAATCCATTACGATTCCTGGAATATAAGGATCTGCTACAGGCACACAACCGTACCAATCAATTGATCGCATATTTGCGTTGTCATCTATATAATGACAATGAGGATACATTGTTAATTTGTAGACCCCTTTACTGTATAGGTCTACCATGATGTTTTTAATTTGATCTTGCCAGTCGGGGCAATACTCGTGTAAATCTCTACCGCTATAGATAATTTCGTTACAGGTTTCTTTATACCATTTTAGAAATATTTTTTTTGAACTATAATCGATGTCTATAATTTCAGGAGCATAGGATGTGCCTTGAAATTTTAAAATATTATTAACTTCGTTTTCCCAAAACCAATTAACTGTATGTTCTGTATATAGGGGCCTATTAGATGTTTCAGCTCTTTGGTACTTGTTATTGACATCGTAGTTTTTACAAAATGTTTTGCCGTCAGGACTTATTAGAGGCTCGTAAGTTTGTTGAGCCATACATCGTCGACCGTCCTGATCTAATTTGTAAAAACGAAACCAATTATCTACATTCATTTTAGCACTTGAGTTTTTCTCTCCAAATATCTATAGTAAGATCTAATCCTTGATCTAGAGATACTTTAGGATACCAACCTGTAACTTCTGTTATCAAGTTATGATTACTATTTAACCAGTATATTTCTCCAGGTCTAAATAGTTTAGTGTGCCAATTAATTTTGCCGTTCCAGTTTAATTTCTTTGCAATCATATCAGCATAGTCTTTGATCTTAATTGGATCATCTGGGCCAAGCGTGAATATTTTACCGTTAACCTTATCTGGATTATTGATCACAGTCATCCAAGCATCTAATAGGTCTTCAATATAGATAAAATTTCTGTAAGGTTCAGCATAGCCAAATCCGACTTCTTGTTGATTAGTCAGCATTTGACTAATAATCTGTTCAGTGACAAAGAACTCGTTGTCTTTGCGACCATAACTGTTAGTTTGTCGAATAGCAGTAAATGGAAGTCCCAGGCAACGATGTGCATATTCTAAATATTTTTCAACACCATACTTGGCCACAGCATAAGGCGCATTAGGATTAGGTATAGTATTTTCATCAAAGGCCACGTGCGATGAAGGTTTGCCATGTTTTTCTATTTCATCACTAATAGGTTGCCAACCATAGACTTCCATTGTACTGGCAAATACAAAATTTTTAAGATTTCTCACAGCACTTGCGGCTTCAATTAAGTTAACGCTGCCTACATAGTTAATTTCACTGAATGTTATTTGCTCATAGAAGCTCTGTTCTACTTCTGTTCTAGCAGCCAAATGCACAATTACATCTGGTTTGAAGCTTAATACTTCTAGTTTAACAGCTTCGTAGTCACGAAGATCGCTTTGTAAATGATGTAGTTCGTGGTCAGCTTTGAGACGTTCAGTGAGATGAGACCCAATAAATCCACTAGATCCTGTCATTAAAATTTTCATATTTTGTATCCTATGAGCATAAACCTTTTGTATAGAGGCAGATCTAGTTCGTCTGCCCAGACAACTTTTATTTTACTTTGATCTTTAAAATCTTCTAGACTGTCTGCTGTTCTTACATGTTCAGGTATACTATAATTATTGCTTTGTAAAACTAAAAGACTGTGTCTTGGTGCTTGATCTATCCAAGCGACATATTGTTCTTGAGTTATGTGTTCACAACTGGTGTTGATAATAACGTCGGCATCGCTTACACAACTGCACATATCCGAAGTTACTGCATCAAATCTTCCCTCAATTTCCTCTTTTCTATTCATAAGTTTGGCTATTGATTCGCAAGAAGGATCTATATCAATACTGCGAATATGTTTTATCATAGGACCTAACTGTGACTGGAACATAAGACTGGCCAACACTCCCACCCAACCCCCGTGAATGTCTATACTCACGGGCTTATCTATGTGTTGAATTAGATTATTAATCAGCCACTCTTTGCTTTTTAGCTGCCCCTGCCAGAAAGCATCCATGGTCCGCATAGGATCTGGACTTTGTCGAATAGCCTGCATCCAAAAATGCAAGTGGTCTAAATCAATCTTCATTGATAATTTTCCTTATTTTGTCTGCTATCATCCTGTGTGTCTTTGGACCCGGATGCACATTATCTAATGCAAGGTCATAGGGTCTAGAAGAAATAATTTTTATATCGTGATAAACATCTTTATTAATAAAGTCCGGTTTGAATTTTATCAATTCATCTATTCCCGAAAATACATTATAAAATTTAATACCTTTACTGGCTAAAAATAAAGTTGCATGGTGAATGTAGTACCACGACCTTGTTGCGACATCCTCTCTAGAATGTGTTTCTCTCCAGCTCTTACTTAAATCAGTAGTTTGCCATAGACCTATTCTTATAATGTCTTGCCAACCTAGTATGTTCTTTTTCCCAAACAACATATCTCTACCAACATAGGACCACATAACAACTACTATGTCATCTTTTTTAAAATCATAATGTAGTATGTTATGTAATATTTCAAGATTGCTAGCACCTGGTACTCCTTGATTATGTAAATCTAAATTTAAATCATTGGCTAACAAGGATGGCCATGCTTGTTTACTGTATGTTGGTCCGTGTTCATTTGGTGGCATATGACAATCGGGCAGTCCGTGTCCATACGTATTTGAACATCCAAATGCTACAAGGCGTTGAGAATTTAACATTATTTTTGTTTAGGTATCTTACTGTCTGCTGAACTCACACAGCTAGGTGTTATGCAACCTACAGGACCTTTGAACAAAGTAAAGCTATCTAAAGTTCCCAATGGCTGGTCGTGACAACTGTAACTTCTTTTTACTTCATTGCTACGAATAATGATACTCTGATAACCACTATTACACATCCAACCTTGAAATTTATTAAATCCAAACGCATTAAATCTTTCAGCTTGATCAAATAGATATTCTCTACCATCTCTGTCGTACATAGCTATTTGATAAACTTCCTCACCTTCGGCTTCTTGTGGGAATCCTGTACGCATAACTTTAATCATTTCTTCTGTGTATCCGTCAACTACAAAACTAG